TAAAGTCCCTAGTATTACAGAAAGGTATAAAATGACAAAAACATTCTACATAACTTATTATTCTAACAAGGATAAAAAGCACATAACAAGACAAGGCAAGCACGACGAGAAAAGCAGATATGGTACATCTAAAAAAAATGTTCCTTATTATGTTTATTATGATTTAGACGCTCACGGATATAGAACAGCTACGACAGCGTGGAAAGTGAGGCACTAATGGATATTTGGTTTTTACCATGGATAGTTGGCTTAGGTGGTGGAGTAATATTAATCATGCTCATAATTTTACATTTAATAGAGGAGTATAGAAATGACAAGTTATAATTGGTGCCATGGACCAGATTGCCATAAACAACATACACAGGATAGAATAAGAGGTGTTAAAGGCAATAAGGTTTTAAGAACAAGGAAAGTAAGTTTTAATCCTAATGCAAGTTGGTATAGTGAAAATGCCTCTAGTAATTATTTTTGTAGCCAAGGCTGTCAAAATGATTTTTGGGCTATCTATGGCAATCAAATTAGACAGATTGCACCAAGGACCGAGCCCCTTGAAACACCTATTGAGGTTGTGGTAGTAACCGAAACTAATTGGAGGGGTGAACCCTTCAAAACAAAGGTTATAAAGTCTATTGACAATCAAGATCAATCCGTGCTATAGGATTATCCATGAAAGGAAATATAAATATGAAATCAATTAAATCAGAGTACTTACCAGGCGGTTCAAAGCGTCAAGAGTTATTGGACCAAGTTCCAGGTTACTTAGCATCTCCAGGTGCTGACCAGGCTACAAAACATATGTTTTGTATTGAAACATTAAAGCTTACGGAGACAGAATATCTGGAGGCATTAAACCAAGCGACCAACGGTGGATTAGTGAAGGCAGCATGGAACTAAAAATAATCTCAGACTCTAAAGATGAGCCGACTCTCGAGTCGGCTCAAGAATTTGTTGGTGGTTACGTTGAGGGTATTACATTCCCTAATGGTGATTACTTAATAATAAACGAAGAAGGTAAACTAAAAAGTTTACCTGTAAATGAAGAGGCTACAAAGTTATGGCGTTCTACATTTACAGAAGATAAATACGCATTTGGATTTGACGACTTTGTTGTTGGTCCTGCAATCTTGATCAAGGCTAACGCGCTTAAACGTTGGGCGGCGTAACCTTTCTACTCTCGGCCCTAACGGGCCGAGGGGTCCCAAACAAATCCCAAACACACAAAATAACTTAGACCCTTGCCCCCCTTTTTTGCAAAAGGGGTCCCACTACTTCAGGTTGTATTGCTTGATTTAGACAGTTAATGGTGGTAAATTTGTTTTGAACACCTATGATGGTGCAAAAAATTTTTTAAAAAAATTTTATGAATGTAAATAACGTTGATATTAGTAAGCTTCCTGCAGATGTTAGAAAACAATTTAGACAACTACAGGTCATGCATGCAGAGAGAAAGATACAAAACAAAGCAAAAAAAGATTTTTTAAGTTTTGTCAAATGTGTTTGGCCCGAGTTTGTTGAAGGCGCACACCATAGACATATTGCAAAAAAATTTAATGATCTTGCAGAAGGCAAAATAAATAGACTGATTGTAAATATGCCTCCACGTCATACTAAATCAGAGTTTGCATCTTTCTTGCTACCAGCGTGGATGGTGGGCCGTAATCCAAAATTAAAAATTATTCAAGCAACGCACACAGGAGAGTTAGCAATTCGTTTTGGTCGTAAGGCCAAGACTCTGATCGATAGTCCAGAGTATTCTAAAATTTTTGAAACAAGATTAAGAGAAGACAGTCAAGCCGCTGGGAGGTGGGAAACAGCACAAGGCGGTGAGTACTTCGCTGCCGGGGTCGGTGGTGCAATCACAGGACGGGGTGCTGACCTATTAATAATTGATGATCCACACTCAGAGCAAGATGCAATGTCTGCAACTGCCATGGAGTCTGCTTACGAGTGGTATACATCAGGACCACGTCAAAGGTTACAGCCAGGCGGCAAGATCATTTGTGTAATGACACGTTGGTCTACAAAAGATTTGACAGGTATGTTGGTATCAAAACAAAAAGAACCTAAAGCTGATCAGTGGCACGTGGTCGAGTTTCCAGCAATCATGGACCACGGACCAGATAAGCAAGTGCCAGTGTGGCCTGAGTATTGGAAGCTAGATGAACTTGAAAAAGTAAAAGCAACACTACCCGTTGGTAAATGGAATGCACAATGGATGCAACAACCAACTAGTGAAGAAGGTGCAATAATAAAACGTGAGTGGTGGCGTACATGGAAACACGATTGGATACCAGATCTACATCATGTCATACAATCTTACGACACAGCGTTTATGAAAAAAGAAACAGCAGATTATTCTGCTATAACTACGTGGGGTGTATTCTATCCTGACGAAGACTCACCTGCTAATTTAATATTATTAGACTCTGTAAAACAAAGATACGAGTTCCCTGAACTACGTCGTGTGGCTCTAGACCAGTATAAATACTGGACTCCTGAGACTGTAATCATAGAGGCCAAAGCATCTGGACTGCCACTAACCTATGAGTTGAGGCAGATGGATATACCAGTTTCTACCTTTACACCGTCAAAAGGAAATGATAAACACGTAAGAGTTAACACATGTGCGCCTCTGTTTGAATCTGGAATGATATGGGCACCAGACCAGCAGTTCGCTGAGGAAGTCATAGAAGAATGCGCAGCATTCCCGCACGGTGATCATGATGACTTAGTCGACTCAATGACTATGGCTGTCATGCGCTTCAGGCAGGGCGGATTTATCCAACACCCAGAAGACTACGTAGAAGAAAAATCAGTGCCTAGGAAAAAGGTTTATTATTAATGTCAGGCATAAATATACTTAGAAGATTATTATTAAAAGAAGCTGCTCTTGGTTCTGGTCAAGCATCTGGTATTATGTCTATTGGTGATAGTGTTAGAGACTTAGCTGAGAAAAGATTACAATCTTATCTTATGTCAGCACAGAAAAAAGGTGTGGATATAGATAAATTTGGAGAGCAAGAATTAAAATATATGCTTGAGATGAACAAACCCAAAAATAAAATGAAAGTTATATCTCAAGACGACCCTGAATTTAAAGGTGTTATGGATTCACTTATGGGTAAGAAAAAAAGTAATGTTATAGAAGGTAAGTTTGGAAAATCTTTTGCTGAAGAAGTTCGAGACAAAGACACAAAAGCATTTAAAGTAAGTAGAGAAGAATTTGACCCAATAAGAAACTACGACGATAAGGTTGCAGATGATATGTTTCAAGGTGGTCCAGCGTCTGGTGATCCAAAATACGACGCAGATATGTTAGCAGAATTTTTAGCAGAGGATGCAGGAAAAATTTATAGTGATTTACCTACAAAAGAACAAATAGATTTTTATGATAGAGCATACAAAGCTATTATGAGATATAAAAGAGATAATTCAGACTTTGCCGGTGGCGGTGTTGCAGGTATGTTGGGTGAAAGACAAAATTTTAAAATGGGCCGTCGTGCATTTTTAAAAATGTTAGCAGGCATTCCCGCAGGTATTGCGGCTCTTAAAACAGGGATCACGGGACTAGGTGGTAAGAAGGTTGCAACAGAGGTTGCAAAAGAAGCTGTAACAACAAGCGGCGGAACACCTCCACCATACTTTTTTAATTTAGTTAAGAAGATAAAAAATTTAGGTGATGATGTAACTTCTAAATCTGCAACAACAGAAAGACAAAAAGTTACAAAATACAAAGACTATGAATTAACAGAGGATCTCACAACAGGTGAACAAACAATTCAAAAAAAATCTATAGAGGGTGATTTTGATACTTCCGTGCCTACTTCTGAAGAAGTTTACATGAATTATAAACCTGGAAAAGGTCAAGCTGATGAAGCCACAGGAAAAGTTGCAGATGAGTATGTAGAAGACACCTCTTATGTTGGAACTAGTAGAGGTAACAGAGGTGAGATTGTTGATACAGTTGATGGTGTGCCAGATGAAGTTATTCAAGAAGGAACTGTGTTTGAGGACAACGTAGCAGATTTTATAACTAAAGAAGCACAATCAATTAAAAAAGCAAGCGGCGGTATCGCAAGAATGTTAGGTCAATAATGGACGTATTACAATTCATAAGACAGATGCAAGAAATATATGGTGACGAGCTTATAAAACCTGCCAGCGAATTACCAAGACCACAACAAGCGTTAGATAGAGAAATGTTTGAAACTGCTTTTAAAGATAAAAAAGCTGACGGTGGTCGTATTAATTTTGATGGTGGTGGGTCTCCACTACAAAAATTAAAACAAGGGCTTGTTGACAGCATGAGACCTTATGCTGGTAATATAAAAGAAGATCAACTTCAATTAATTGTTAGAGACATAACACTAGACATGACAGCAGAACAAGCTCAAGCATCAGTAAAAGAAAATTTTATAAAATTATTTGGTATGGCTGACGGTGGAAGAGCTGGATACAACGATGGTCAACTAGTAAAACCAAACGCAGATGGATCAAGATCGGGATACGGTGGTAAACAACCTGGTTCTGTAAAAAATAAATTTAGAGAATGGGTAAAAACCGCAGACAAAAAGTTTTTAAAAACTGCTAGTATTGAAGACATAATAAAAAAATCAAAAATAAAAATTAATAATAGAAACGCTTTAAATGTTTTTGCAGAAGATAAATTTAAAAAATTTAGACCCACAAGAGATTTTGACGAGAGTGCTAGAACAGATCTTAAAAAATTACTTAAAAATAAAACAGGTAGGATGGAGTCTGTAAAATATAAAGGAAAAGAATATTATAAAGCTAAGGATGGTAGAATAAGAGAGAAGACAAATTTAAAAGTAGATCGACCAGAAGCTTACGAACAAAAAATTATTAAACAACAAAAGAAAGCTGATTTAATAAAAAATAAAGATGTTTTTCCTAGCGTTGGTAAAGATGTAAAATTAATGATTTGGAGAGATCTATACGACAGTACAAAAAAAAGAACTTATGGACCAAGAGCTGGAGATTATGAAGTGCCTGATCCAAGATTAAAAATGGTTAATAAAGGTAAAATAAATTTAACAACAGATTTTGTAAAAAATAAATTGGTTTTATTAGATACCAAAACAGGAAAAAAAATAACTTTTAAAAATTTAGAAAAATATATTGATAAATTACCTGGTACTTCTTACAAAGATATGACGTTGCCCTATCAATATAAAACTTGGTTAACTGATCAAACAATTAATTATAAAGGTAAAACAAAAGTTCCTTTAAGAACTATTTTAAGAGAAAATTTATTAACTGAAAATGAATTAAGTAACTGGAGAGCATCTCCTTATGAAGTGCACCACCCCTTTGGAAAAAATGAAGACCCTTTTAAAGTTCAATTAGTGCAACGTAAAGCAAATGGTTTAGAGGGAAATATTAGGCTTGAAACATTAAAAGAATTAGATAAAGCAGGTGTTACAGAAAAAGATGTTGATAAAATAATAAATAATTTTGAAAAAAAAATAAATAAAATAGGTGGTATCCAATCAGGAGTTAGAGATAAGATAGTAGGAGAAGAATTAAGTCCTGATAGTTTTTTAAAAAAAATAACTTCAGAAGCAAAAATAGGTAGAGAAGCACGTCCTTTATATAAGGGTCTCCAAGTTTTTATGAAAGCAAACGGTATAAAATGTAATCTTAATACAGGTCGTAATTGTAATTCTCCTCTAGCATATGAAAAATCTTTAAATGAACTAGCTGCAAAAGCACAAGCAGGAGATAATGCTGCTCAAAGTAAATTAGTAAATTTTGGTAAAAATGTAGTTAAAGCTGGTAAAGTTATAAAAAATGTTATGGGTCCATACGCTGTTGCAACTGAAATAGCTTTAGCTGTTCCTTCCGGTGCTTATGGTTATGCAAAAGGACAACCATTGTCACAAATAGCAAACACGCTAACATATGGTTTAGCAGGTGAAAGTCAGATAGAAAGATTAAAAAAAATTGATCCTAATTTTGGTGCTACACAAAAATTAGATTCTGTTGCTGATAGATTTTATAATTTAGAAAGATTACAACAAGGAACTGGTCAACAAAAAGTAAGAAGCAAACCAAAATTTGAAAAAGCAGAAAGAGATTTAGATGTAGCTCTTTTACCTTTTACTACAATTAATCCACAAATAGAGGCAGGACAATTTTTAGATCCAGATGCTTATACTCGAAGAATTGAGAAAGATGCTAGTTTAATGGCAGCCGATCAAGCAGCTATGAAACAAAGAGCCATAGATAGAGGTATGGATACACCAGAAAATTTTGGTTATGGTTTTGCACGTGGTGGATTATCAGGTGGCGATACATCAGGACCACCACCAGAAAAAGGACCTATGTCACAAGGGTTGCTTTCATTATATAAAAATGGTAGAAAACTATAGGAGATTACATGGCAGAAATAGAAAAAGCTCTCCCAAACACTCGTACTAAATTAGAAGTTCCTGGGCCGGAACAAGATGTCGAGATTGTAGAGCAAGAAGAACAAAAAGGACCAGTAGAAGTAACACCAGAAGAAGATGGTGGTGCAACTATTGACTTTGATCCAAGTGCAGTAAACCAAACAAGTCCAAACTCGCACTTTGATAACTTAGCAGATATATTACCAGAAGAAACTTTAGATCCTATCGGATCAAAACTTAGAAACGATTACAGAGATTATAAATCATCAAGAAAAGATTGGGAAAGATCTTACATGAATGGTTTAGATCTTTTAGGTTTTAAATACGACAACAGAAACGATCCGTTTCAAGGTGCATCAGGTGCAAC